GTGTAAATACGATCCGAATGGGAAAGAACCAAATATAGATAGTGTGGTGGATTCGTTAAATGATAGTTTTAAAAAATGAAAGTTTTATTGTTTGTGCTTGTTATTCTTGAGGGCACTCAGATTTACGATGAGTCCATAGAATATGGAAGTATTGATAAATGTAACTGGTACGCGGAGAAAATAAACTTTTACAATGAGAGGCAAACAAGAAATACTTTTTCTGCATACTGTAAACCACGAGTAGCTGAAAGGAGAGAAGAGTGACACAAAAAACATTAGAAAAAGGGTCTATATGGGAAAAAGCTGATACTAATGGAGATGGTATGGTTACGGATAAAGAGATGGCTATCAAAGAGCGTATGGTTCTTTTAGAAAATAGAGACAAGAAAGAAGACCAACAACGATACTTGGTTTGGTTTTCAGCATTGACAGTAACGGCTTTTATTATCGTATTGATGACACCCTTAGTTCCTATCGAAAGAATTGACCACCTCTCAGGAATCGCTGAAATCTGGGTGTTGAGTAACATGGGCGTTTTGGCAAGCTTCATCGGTTTCAATCAACTGGCAAAGAGAAATGGCGAAGAAAAAAGACCCCACTAAAGGCACTGGAAAAAAGCCTAAAGGCTCTGGAAGGAGGTTATATACGGATGAGAATCCCAAAGATACAGTCCCTATTCGATTTGCCACTGTGGAAGATGCCCGAAGAACTGCTGCGAAGGTTAAGAAGATTAGTAAACCGTATGCTCGAAAAATTCAAATCTTGACAGTTATGGAACAAAGAGCGAAAGTAATGGGTAAAACACAAGTTGTAAACATAGCGAAAAGAGCAAAACAAAGTTTAAGGAAAAAACATGGCAAAGAAAAAGCTAACGCCTAAACAAATGCAGATTGCAAGAGTGGCACCTCCACGAAATAAGATTACGGGTGCTGACTTTAAAAAGCTCAAAAAGGGCAAGAAAGGTAGAAAAGCATGATGACATACCTAAAAAGAATATGGTGTGCTCTCTTAAATAAGAGTTATGACGAGAAGAAGCCGGCTAAACGAGGAAGACCCAGAAAGAAATGATACAAGCACTAATAGGATCGGTTGGTAGTCTTGCGTCTTCTTATTTAGAAGGTAAGACAGCTATACAAAAGGCAGAAGCCACAATTCGTATGAAAGAGGCTACTGGAGAGATTGATTGGGATCTTGCTGCAATGCGAGCATCACAGTCCTCTTGGAAAGACGAATGGTTGACATTACTTTTCAGTATTCCGCTTGTGCTCTCATTCTGCGGCTCGTGGGGCAGAGGTATAGTAGCGGATGGGTTTGAGGCTCTTGCGGGTATGCCTCAGTGGTATCAGATCGCGTTAGGAGCTATCGTAAGTGCGAGCTTCGCCACACGGTCTGCCTCTAAGTTATTTAACATGAGGAAGAAGCAATAACATCCATAAAGTGCGATGTATGTGGGCACGATATGGAAAACGTCGAAGGAAGTATGCGGTGTAAATATTGCCAATACTTCTATGACATGAACAAAGAGTGGATTGATTTTGTCCACAAGGAAAAGGAGAAAGAAGATGCCGTTCAAATTATCTCAGAGGAGCTTTCAGAAACTGGTGGGCGTAGACAACCAACTGGTGGAAACAGTAAAAAAGGCTATTGAACTGACGAAAATCGATTTCGGAGTGATTTATGGGGTTCGTAATATAGAAGAACAGGAGAAACTTTTTAAATCCGGCCGCTCCCAGACAATGAACTCCAAACACCTTTTACAAGACGATGGTGTGTCTCATGCTGTCGATTTAATGGCGTACCAAGACGGAGATCCATGTTGGGAAATTCAAGTTTATGATGAAATAGCGGATGCTATGAAAGAGGCTGCTGTTCGAACAGGTTTAAAAATTCGTTGGGGAGCTGCATGGCATATAGACGATTTCCGAGATTTTGAGGGCACAGCAGAGCAAGCTATGAACGAATATATAGACCTACGTCGCTCTCAGGGTCGTCGTCCGTTCATTGACGGACCTCATTTTGAAAAAAATTAAGGGGTATATGTATGGATGTTGTTGACTTCGCAAAATATTTATATAATAAATTTGAGGAGAGAGAAAAAGATATTGCACAAGATCTAGTGTTAGGAAACATAAAAGATTGGAATCAGTATCAACATCTAGTAGGAGAGGCACGGGGACTCTCGATTGCTAGAGAAGAAATTAAGTCCCTGCTGGAGAACAATGTAGAAGATGTCGAGCAAATTATTACTTCCTGACTTTTATAAAGTCCCCGAAAAAGAACCCGATATTCCCTTAACAGATAGATTACCACAGCCTACGGGTTGGAGAATCCTTGTTATGCCCTATAAAGGCAGAGGCAAAACAGAGGGCGGTGTATTTATGCCCGAAGACGTTGTCGAAAGGGAAGCTCTTGCCACCGTTGTTTCGTATGTAATACGAGTTGGACCTTTAGCCTATAAGGACAAGGATAAATTTGGAGAATCCGAACCTTGGTGTAAAGAAGGAGATTGGGTCTGCATAGGTCGATATGCAGGAGCACGTTTTAAAATAGATGGTGGAGAGATACGAATTATCAATGACGATGAGGTAATCGCCACTATACAACATCCAGACGATATCTATAGTGTGTAGGAGATAACATGGAACAGGAACAAGTCATAGATCAGAAGGAAGAAGCTGTAGAAGTTGAAGTTGCCGACCCTTCTATTAAAGAACAAAGTGAGCAAGAAGTAGAAGTAGAGATTCAATCCGATGGAAAATCTGAGATTCAGCCCGATAAAAAAGAAGATGAACTAGAGAACTATAGTAAAAATGTTCAATCAAGAATCAAAAAGCTCACAGAAAAATACCGCAAAGAAGAGCGGGATAGAGAAGAGGCAGTCCGTGTCTCACAAAAACTTCTTGAAGAAAATAAACAACTCAAGCAAAGAATGGACAGTCTTGATCAAGGTTATCTATCAGAGTATGGGACGAGATTAGAATCTCAAGAGGATCAAGCAAAAAGAGCGTATGCTGAAGCTCACCAAGCGGGTGACAGCGAGAAAATGTTTGAAGCTCAGAAAGCTTTGTCAAAGATATCGATTGAGCAAGAGAGATATAGACTAGCGAAGAATCAATCTGATATGGCTAAAAGTCAACCAGAGGTCGAACAACCCGTTGCACAACAGCCACCTCCTCCACAGAAAGTGTCGCCAAAAGCTAAAACCTGGGCAGAAAAAAACGAATGGTTTGGGGACGATGAGGTCATGACACAAGCTGCTTTTGTTGTACATAATAAATTAATACAAGAAGAAGGGTTTGACCCAGAGAGCGATGAATACTATACTGAGATCGATAGACGAATGAGAACAGAGTTTCCTCATAAGTTTGAAAAACAGAAAACGAGCAGTGGAGTTCAAGTTGCTTCTGCTAATTCCACAGCGTCTCGTAACCCACAGCAGAAGCGGAGATCGGTAAAACTATCGCCTTCTCAGATAGCGATAGCTAAAAAATTGGGCGTACCTCTTGAAGAATACGCGAAATATGTGAAGGACTAAGACATGACAGATAGAACACCGAGAAAAGAAACGACCCGTGAAACAACTTCACGCAGAAAGCCTTGGGCCCCACCAAGCAGGTTAAGTGCACCTGAACCTCCAGAGGGTTATAAGCACAGATGGATTCGTATGTCTACTCGTGGCGAAGATGATAAGGTCAACGTGCATACGAGGATCAACGAAGGGTGGGAACTAGTTAGAGCAGATCAATACCCAGAAAGGGACTTACCGACCATTGATGATGGAAAGTATGCAGGAGTAATTGGAACAGGTGGATTAATGCTTGCCAGAATGCCTCTCGAAACAGTCAAGGAGAGGAATGAATATTTTCGAGGAAGAACTCGTGAACAAATGACTGCCGTTGATAGCGATCTAATGAAAGAGCAGCATCCTTCGATGCCAATCACAAATGATCGCCAGACTAGAGTTTCATTTGGGGGTCGCAACGATTCCTCTAACAATTAATTCTTAATAGGAGCTAATCATGGCAAACACAAACGTAAAGTTTGGATTAAAGCCGATTGGTATCATTGGGGGAGGCCCCAGTGTTACTAGTCAGTATTTTATCAAAAGTGATGCTTCAGCGATTTTCCAAGGTTCCCCTGTTGAAGTCGAACTTACAGGCGGTACTGCGGCAATCATAACAAGTGCAGATGGTGACGGGAAGCAACTTCTCGGAGTCTTTGCAGGTTGTGAATACGTTGATGCAACAACAGGTAAACTTACCTTCACAAATCAGTGGGGCGGTTCAGGCACTGCCAGTACTGACCACGACATAAAATGTTTTGTTTACGACAATCCAATGACGAAGTTTATTATCGCTTCTGATGGGACAAACACAAACAGAGCAACTGCAAAAGCAGATATTTTCAAAACAGCACAACTTGCTACGGCAACTGCAGGAAACAGCACAACTGGTCTTTCTAGTGCTATGATTGATATATCAACAGCAGAAGCGTCAGATCCTTCAAATCCCTTGATGATCATTGGTCTTCATGATGATGTGACTAACGCTGATCACTCTGCAGCAGGTATCTCTTATGTCGTTAAACTCAATAACCATGTATATGCTTCGTCTAGTGGCGATGCAGATGCAGCAATCTCATAAGGGGGTATAACTATGGCGATATCTAGAGCACAGTTAGCCAAAGAGTTAGAACCAGGTTTAAACGCCCTCTTTGGTATGGAGTATGGTCGATATGAGAACCAACACTCTGAAATTTACACAACCGAGTCTTCAGATCGAGCATTTGAAGAAGAGGTAATGCTTTCTGGTTTCGGGGCTGCCCCGGTCAAGCAAGAAGGTTCAGGAGTATCATTTGATGATGCAAACGAGTCTTTCACTGCTCGATATAACCATGAAACCATTGCTTTGGCTTTTGCGATCACAGAGGAAGCTGTAGAGGATAATCTCTATGACCGAATCTCTGCGAGATACACAAGAGCACTTGCACGATCAATGGCTCATACAAAGCAGGTTAAAGCTGCGGCTGTACTAAACAACGCTTTTGACTCGACTGTAACAGGTGGAGACGGAAAAGAGTTGTGTGCAACTGATCATCCTTTACTTAACGGTGGTACTTTCGCAAACGAACCATCAACAGCTGCTGACTTAAACGAGACATCTCTTGAAGATGCCCTAATTAGTATTGCAGGTTTTGTTGATGAGCGTGGGTTAAAAGTGGCACTGCGTGGTACAAAAATGATCATTCCACGACAGCTACAGTTCACGGCTGAAAGACTTATGTCTTCAGTTCTACGATCTGGCACATCAGACAACGATGTGAATGCCGTCAAATCAATGGGAATGCTTCCACAGGGTTACACTGTGAATGACTTCCTAACAGATTCTGATGCGTTT